ATTGGTTGCTTTAGCAGCCGTAATTGCTACTGCTGCATTTCCTGTTAAAACAATATTATCATTATCTGTTATAGTAGCTATTGTGCCAATAGTAGTACCAGAAGCATTTCTAACAATATCGCCTACTTTTAATTCAGTAGTTGCTGCACCGCCAACACCTGTAAAAGCTGTGCTTGCAGTTGTAGAAGTCCAAGTACCTGTTAGGGTAATAGCACCTCTACCATTAGACTGGTCTGCCATTTCTACTTTAAGAGAATTACCCATCTCGCCAGCATATTTTGCTATGAAAACAGCATTCCCAGTGTTGCTATAAGTTCCGTTTTCCCACTTAGTGCCGTTTTCTACTAGCACACCAGCAGTGGCTGAACCAGAAACAGTTGAAGTTGAGTTCAATGCTTCAGAAGTGTCAATAGCACGGACCAATTTAAGAGTGTTTGTGTAAGCTAAAAATGAAGCCGCTGCAAACCATTTTTTGTTGTGTGTTGATTGAGGCTTTCCAAACATAGAGACCATTTCGTTCTCGGTACTTACTAGAACAATCTCATTTGCAGGACCCCAACCAGCTTGTATTACAGTACCGCCAATAGAAGTTCCAACCGCGGGAACCACATTGGTAAGGTCTTTTTCTGTTACCTGTACTCCAGGTGAAAGCTGAAAAGCCATATTTTTCTCCTCGATATATTAAATCAGACGAATTTACCTTTCATGTTCATCTGATTATTTATAAGATTTAATATTTATATCCCAATTCTTTTATCTTTCTGGCATAATTTTCGTCTGCTATCCAATAATCACCTGACATAACCTCCCCTTTAGGTTCTTCATTTGACTTTATATGAATGAAAGGAGTTAGCTCCTGAGAGATTGTTTTCATTTCTTTATTATATAACCCTTCTCTAGTATTAACATCTACTAATTCTTTAAAGAAAGGCATTGTAGACAACCATCCGAATAAAACCATACACATAACTAGGTCATCGTGGTAGCCTTCATCCGCTTGATACCCCTGACCTTTCTCAATAAACGTAGAGATTTCATGTATGATCTCTGCGTCAAATACTAATAGTTTCTTTTCTTCCATAAGAGACTTAAAGTTAAAACACCCCTGTCTCTTTACTTGTTTAGAAGTGTTTACCCCTAAGCGAGTAGACCTACCAAAACCAGGAGTAATATATTGCCTAGCTTTCTCGGTCACTGTAGTGAATATGTTTTCATATTCTATTTCTTCATGTAGAATTTCAACAATTTGCCCGCCTATATCATTGTTTTCACATAATATGTAAGCATTATTGAAGTCTCTACCTAACTTCGCTATCACCTCAGGATACAACAGAGGTGCTATTTTGTTGTTTCTGTATGTTGCCACTACCGTATATGGCATTTCTGTTATATCTGTTACAACAAAAGCAGAGTAGTCTCCGCCAATACCTCTAGCGGTGTCTACTGTGATACAATAATAATGATCCTCTTTTGGTTCTTCGTATATCCTTAGACCATCATCATTATAGAATATGGGCTCCTTGGTACTCAGTGTAGCAATAGTTCTAGCATTAATAAGTGTATTACTAGAACCGAGAAACTCACAAAGTACCTCTTGGTTAAACTTTAGTTCGCCAAGAAGTTTAAGTTGTTCCTCTGCCCATTTCTCATCTCTACCGGGTATTTCTTTGTACGGAATAAAATGATGAATAAAACCGTTAGCACCTTTCTCCGCTTCATTCCAAAACTTCCAAAAGTGATTGTATCCTAATGGAGTTGAAGTGAGTAGGATCTTTGTAGTTTCACCAGCAGAAATAGTAGGATATACAGAAGCAAAGAACTCTTCCGCAACATTGTTTGGAATGATTGCCGCTTCGTCAATGTACAACCAGTTTACAGACTTACCACGAATACCTGAAGTAGTCGTTGCTGCTGTGAATATTCTACAATTATTTTCTAATTCAACGTCACCCTTGTTCCATGTCTTTACACCCTGCTGCATCCATATAGGCAGGTTTTCGTACATAGTTTGATAACGTGCCAACACCTCTCTTGCTGATGCTGTTTTGTTACCCATGATAGCAACAGTCTTGTCGCTTTGAAATATAGTATAATGAAGTATGCAGGCCGCTGCTGTTACAGTCTTACCCTGCTGTCTACCTTCCATCAAAATAACTTTACGATTATTAAGTATAAGTTCTACTTTTTTCTTCTGACATTCGTAAAGTTTAAAAGGCTGTAGACCCCTGTCCAATGTAATAATCTGAACATAGTTTTCTATAAAGTAAATGGGATCCTTCTGACACTTAACATACTCTTGGAGCTGTTCTTTAGTGAAAGAATGTTCGTATCCTATATTTTTTAGATTAGGATTTCCGTGATAGGAGGTACGTTCATCACTCATGGTCAATAACGTCTTTATTCAATGCTCTTAATAAATCTTTTGTACTTCCCACAAACAAATTATTGTTAGTTACACCACCCGCAGGTTTGTTGTTGCCCATTTCAGCATCAACCTTTTTCTTTTTCTCCTGCACGTCTAACATATCCTTAGCATTTTCTTGCATTGTTTTTATTAGTTGTCCTGCTACTTCATATGCTCTTGGATGGTCGCTGTTCTTAGCAATATGTAAAATACCTTTTACTGCTTCTTCACTGTATTCGGCAGTCCTCTTCAGCATTTCTCTTGCCTCTTGGAAATCGTCTTCCAAATCTTTATTGGCATCGTGAGGAGGTGCGGGTAAGTTGCTATCTGTTCTTACCTTTTTTAGATTTGCGTCTAAAGCCTTAGTAGGCTTAGTTTTAAATGTGTCGTCTAAACTGTCAAATGTACTCATATCAATAATTGAAATCCTGTTTTTCTCTTAAAGGAACAGCTTGCTTTGGTTTAAAAGTCTCTAAGGCAATTCTTTTTCTCTTTACTCTTTTTTTGCTCCAATAGAAAACTTTCTTTCTTTTTACCACAAATATAGAAATTATATTTTCAGGTTGCAAATCTATTATTCGGTTTCCTTGGTTATAGTGGGTCCAAGTGTATTCGCCAGCTTTACTTACTCTTAAATTATACACCCACATTTCATGTATGTAACCATTTTTATAGATAATACGTAGTCGTTCTACTATCCTTCTTTTTAGCCTGTATTTCATATTTATTCATCTTCAAAAACATTTTCAAACTCTGTTATAAACCTATAAGGATCCGCAGGTGTAGGTGAAGCTACAACATTAGGAGGATCTTCAATAGTAATCGTAGGAGCAGAAGTATATCCTGAGCCTGCATTTGTTATTGTTATGCTATTTATTGTCCCGTCAGCGTTAAGAACAGCAGACGCTGTTGCTCCTGTTCCACCGCCGCCTGAAATTGTTACCGCCGGCTCATTGACATAGTTCGCACCTTGATATGTTAAGTAAATGTTACTTACTATTCCTGAGGATATTTGTGTAATAGCTGTGGCGGTTGTAGTAGTAATAGAAGCTGTAATTTTTGTATAGTCATTACTTGATACTAGGGAAGAAGGTGAAGCATATGCGTTGGCAATAGCTGTTCTAATGATTCCCTGATTGCCAACGTATCCATAAAAGTTTAACCGCATAGTGAAATTAAACGTCCAAATAATACTTTGGCGCCTTTCAAAGTCTCCCTCATAGTCAGCATCATAATCAATGTTATCAAGTGTAATTTTTATATCTCTTTTAATACCTAATTCAGGTAACTCGTTGACCGTGATATTAAAGTCCGGATTAAAGAAAGGCATTATTTGTTCTACAATCTGAAGACCGTCTTCTTGGTTTTTAGCAAAAACATATAATGATAGAGACATATTATAAGGTGTAGACACATATGCTCGACTTATACCAGTAACTGCTGCTCCGTCTACTATAGCTTTGTTTTTTTGTATGGGAGATACCTTTCTGCTAGAATCAAATTCAATTCCCTGTATTTCAAATCCCATGCGAGGCAAAGTAATTGCAACATCGCCTCTGCCTTCAGCGTCTGCGATAAGGGCAATACGAGATAAAAACTTTTGTTTTGTTGAATAGGACAAAGGTACTCTAATAACTTGTTGAGTAACATTACTTCCATCAACACGATTGATGTTAATATTGGTAAATATCATACCAAAGGCAGTGATAGCCTTTTTTATATGTTCGTGGTAGAATTGTTGATTCTTAAACATTATCCAATTTCTCCAAACGGATTGACTTCAGAGAAATCTAAAATATCCTCTAGTTCATTAAATTCTGTGAAGTCAGCATTATCAGTTCTACCGGTACTAGTATCTTCTGAATAAGTCTCTAGTATTAATGAAGAACTATCCTCTAACAAGAACAGGTCTCCCGATTCAAGTTCAAACTGATGTACCAACATATCCAAGTTTTCTTCTTCATAGATATTATCAAGTTGTGTAATACCCGTATCAATAACTTCTGAGCTGTATTCAAACAATTCACACACAAGTCTATAGGTGTATAATTTACCTACTTGATAAAAAGGATCTTGGAATTCTACCATCTTAATTTCAAATAAAGAATTTGTTTTCTCAAAATACAATAAGTCGCCTTCTGCAGGACGAGTGTCTAGTTGAAAAACACCGCCGGAAGTATCGACCATTTGTTCCCATCTACGTTTTGCTAGTACGAATGTTGCTTGATCTCGTATTTCAATACCAAAACGAGTGAATAAATCTCCTTCGCCCTCATACCCATTCACATTTTCCAAATACATTTCCAACGGATAGGCCTGAGTAAATTGACTCAGTGTATCTTCGTCAAAGATTTTATCTTCGTCTACTAGTGTACGAGGTAAGTAAAATACGTCATGGCCGTATATTTTGAGGCTTTCAATAATCAGGTCTTCGATTAGCCGTTGTTCGGCCGTGGTACCGCTAGTGTTGCCTGATTGAAAGTAGAAGTT